GGATTAATAATTCACGACCCGAATGGAATTGAGAAAACGTGTGAATGTCCAAATGACATGGATCATATGTCAAGGGCACTATGGAACACCCGCCCTATCGAGGACGCTCTCCGCTCCGAAAACGAGAGACTGCGCGCAAAAATTGATCGCGAGGTTACTCAATTCAATGATGGATATGAAACCGCAAAAGCCGGAAAGCCAGAGAGTGACCGTATCTATTTCGATTATGAAGTTGACGAAGATCAATGGCTAATTGGTTATGCGTGGCAGCGGTTTGATTCTATGAAATTAGAAATCTCTACCATCCGCTCCCTACTGAAAGAGGCGAAAGAGGATGGGGAGCGGCTGTTCAAGGCTACACGTCCAATCTATTCTAAAGGCGGAACCCCCGGCTTCAATGGAAGGCGCCCGCATTTTTGTGACTTTTGTGGACGCTCGCCTGCGTATGAACACAAAACAGACTGCCCAATTGCCATGCACCGCGCCCTCATGGAAAAACTCAAACAGGAGAACCTATGATTACAAATATTCATGTTTGTAGTTTTAGTGCTGAGGTAGCGAAATTAAAACCACGCGAAAAACGAGACTCTATGAAGGTATTGGCATGTCTCAAAAACGATCCAATGGTATCAACATGGGATATGGGAGAACACGGATTGTGGAGAACAATTGCGATACTTGAGAAACTTGGATATGTAAAAAGTGTCGATTGTGATTATCCGTGGTGTAAATACGTTATCACAGAAAGCGGACTTGAAAAGCTGAAAGGGATTGAGGTGGTGGGATGAATAATGATGTTACTTTAGCTCCGTGGACACAGGAGCAAGTTGATTGCCTTAATAAATATCAAGAATATGCTTTAAATGGCAACGCGCACCCATTTACTTGCGAATGTGGCGAATCACTTACTGCTTATAAAGGCGGCTGGGAATGTGATTATTGTCATCATTGGCGTCAAAACTGGGCACATAATTTTATGTTGACATTTTCCACTCCCGCAAAGGACGGTGAGGGATGACCGAACATGAAGTATCGTTTTACGTCGACGGTGATCCGGTGCCAAAACAGAGTTTTCGTGTGGTAGAAAAACGATCCGGTAAAACGCACGGCTATGCAGATCCGCGTGTGACTGCATGGCAAAATGCCATCGGAACTATTGCAAGTACAAGAATTGACAAATTGTTTACAGGAAAAATCAAGGTAATTATGGAATTCTACCTATCCAATAACCGCGTGGTAGACCTTGATAATCTTTGTAAGGCAGTCCTTGATGGATTAAAAGGGATTGCATTCAAGGACGATAACCAGGTCGTAAAACTGGAGCTGTCAAAACAAGTGGACAGGGACGATCCCGGGGTTGGTATATTCATAAGTGAGGTGAAATGAAAAAATACAAAAGTGAAATCATATTTGTGGTACTGTTGGTGATTATGATTGTGTCGATGATTCCGATGCTGCTGGATTCGATGAAATGATGAAACCTACGCAGTGGTATCGAGACAGGAATGCGAAAATAGCCGAACTCTCAAAGACTATGGATGAAACTGAAATAATGTTGCGGTATGGATTATCAAGAGACAGAATAAGAATTATTATAAAGTCTGTAAATGGAAAAGAGAAGAGGCAATGGACACCCTGATAAACATGGTTGATTACATCCCTACTGAGACAATAGAAAAAGACTTACAAGAGACAATCCAATTACTTGCCATATTTCAATTAGCGGACTGGAAGGGAGTAAAAGTATTAGACGGAATGATTGTTGAAAATAGGTTACAAGAATTGAGACAAATAAAGAGTAAGATAGAGGATCAATTGAGATTCAGAGATAATTTTACGGCGATTTAATCTGTTTTTTACGCGCTTATCGGTTTATTTGTGTTATTATATACATGGTTATGGTGAAGGTTCAGGTTACTTCCGCTAAAAGTATAAACCCGATCCGCTTATTCCTAACCAACTTTAAAAACTTTATATGGTGGTGTAGTGAGTGGTTACTTCACTTCTAATGACGAGGTCGTGGGTTCGAATCCCACCCCCGCCTGCTAGACAGGTAGGGTAGCTCAGTGGATAGAGCGCGAAAAATACCATTTGCGATTTTCCCCATATAACTTAATAATAATCCGTAGTGTATGAATCGGTTACTTCTTCGGATGAAAAATACCGTTTCAAATTGTTCTCGGAGAATGTTCATAAAGCCGACATTCCTGTCGGCTATTTTTATCAAGAGGAGAGAAAATGAAAACGAATGTAAAGCAAGTATCTGATTTTGTAACACACGAAGGCTCGCCCGCAAAACGAATCAATCCAGAGCAAGAGTTACGTCGATCTGTAATGGCCTGTATGCTTTGGGAAGATTCGTTTTATGAGGACGGAGTATCAATTGCATCCAGGATCACAGATTTGATTGCAAAAGTCAATCCTGAAGTTTGCTCACAGATTGCAATTGAGGCGCGCGAAAAAATGAAACTTCGTCACGTACCATTATTGATCTGCAATGTTATGGCAGGATTGCCCACTCATAAAAAATATCTATCCGAGACATTATCAAGGGTTATTCAACGAGTGGATGAAATTGCCGAGTTCCTTTCGATCTATTGGCTATCCGGTAAGAAGCCAATTTCAGCACAAATTAAAAAGGGATTGGCAAGTGCGTTCCTGAAATTCAACGAATATAATTTTGCTAAATACAACCATGACGGTGCTATCAAGCTGCGGGATGTAATGTTTTTAGTTCACCCAAAACCAGCGAATAAAGAACAAGAGGAGCTGTTCAAAAAGATAGCATCTAATACCCTTGAAACTCCTGACACTTGGGAAGTTGCATTGTCTACTGGTAAGGATAAAAAAGAAACTTGGGAGCGTTTGATTGGTGAAGAAAAACTAGGCGGATTGGCAATTTTACGAAACTTGCGAAATATGCAAGAGGTTGGATTAAGTAATGAACATATTAACAAAGCAATAACTTCCATTAAAACGGATCGTATTTTGCCTTTCCGGTTTATCGCAGCTTCAAGATACGCTCCTAAATTCGAGCCACTTCTTGAAGGAAAAATGGTATCGAGTATTGGTGAAACTAAACTGCCCGGTAAAACTGTTTTATTGGTTGACGTATCTTGTAGTATGGATGGCTCTTTATCAAGTAAGTCTGATATGTCAAGAATTGACGCGGCGTGTGGATTGGCTATCTTACTTCGTGAAGTTTGTGAGAGCGTTGATATTTACTCGTTTTCAATGAAACTCATGCAGATTCCAGCGCGGCGCGGGTTTGCTTTACGAGATTCTATTATGACAAGTCAAGAACATTCAGGAACTCCGTTAGGGCTTGCGGTAAAATCAATTTATGCTCCTATTTCATTTGAAGAAAAAACAAGTAGCTTTGGTTGGCAAGGAAATGCCGCCGTTGGCTATAAAGGTCAAGCGCTTGAACCGGATCGTCTGATTGTGATTACAGATGAGCAAAGCGCAGATACTGTTGAAAATCCAAAAACAGGAAAAGGATACATGATTAACGTATCAACTGAAAAACACGGAATTGGATACGGTGCGTGGACTCACCTTGACGGCTTCAGTGAATCAATTGTTGATTACATCATTGAAAACGAAAAGATTGACAATTAGACGTATAATATAGATGCTTCACGTTTCTCCTCCTTACGGATCCCCCTCATGCGTAGACGAGGGGGATTCTACTTTATGCTATAATAAATTATGATTTGTGAATGGTGCGGTAAACGTCAGGCAACAGACTCTCACCACTGTATATTCGGCAGGAATAAAAATAAACCAGAGCTTGACGATCCGCATAATATCGGTAATGTTTGTAGGGAGTGTCACTCACAATGGATTGGTACTGGCGGTCGAAAAGTCCGAGAGGCTTGGTGGAAAATAAAGTGTGCGAAATATGGCGAACGGAATATGCGAGACTGGTATGAGAGCGTGTCGACTAAAAGCGTAAAGGAACGGTATGAGTGAACCGATCAAATGGACTAACGTAACATTAAAACTCTCACAACTCAAAAAGTGGGAGAATAACCCTGCTGAAATATCCAAAGAGGCCGCTGGTCGATTAGTAGAATGTTTCAATGAGTTTGGTCAGATTGAGACTTTGGCGGTTGACCCTGAAAATAGATTAGTTGATGGGCATCAGAGGCTCGACACCTGGCTTGCGAAATACGGTGATATTGAAGTAGATTGCAGGAAAGCGTCAAGACTGCTCACAGAAAAGGAACGCCAAAAGATAGCGGTCATGCTTCGGAGTGGCGCGGTTGGTAGATATAATTGGGACGTGGTGAGTTCTTGGTCGGCAGATGATTTACAAGGGTGGGGGCTAAACGAGGAAACGGTAAACGATTGGTCAAGAGACATTGCCGCGTTGAATGAGTTATTAAGGAGTGAAGATGTTGAAAATGAAAACGAAAATAACGAACATGCTACGCTCGCAGAAAGATTTATAGTTCCTCCGTTTAGTGTGTTAGACGCACGACAAGGATATTGGCAGGATAGGAAGCGCCGTTGGATTGAGTTGGGGATACAGAGCGAAATAGGCAGAGGCGAAAACTTACAAGGATTATCTGAGGCGAACGACGCTTATCGTCGTTCGCACGAGGAATACTTTTCTCGCAAAAAAGACAATGGACTGCTCGGAGAATCCGAGCAGTCACGGAAACACTACGCCAGAACCTTTGGTTCTGGCGCCCCTGGAGACTTACGGGAGCAATATGTGAATGGTGTTCTTATGAAGTCGGATAGTGGTAATGATCCAGCTTACTATTTCAAAAAACAAAAGAAAGAAAAAGAACTTGGGCGAGAATTGTCTACCGAAGAGTTCCAAGAGAAATACTACGAAGGCCCAGATACCTACCAGAGCGGAACTTCAATATTCGATCCTGTGCTATGCGAGATTGTTTACCGATGGTTTATTCCAGGCAAAGGCAAGATACTAGATCCTTTTTCCGGAGGGTCTGTTCGCGGTATTGTTGCGTCTATACTGGGGCATGATTACACGGGCATTGAGATAGCGCCTGGAGAATACGATTTGATATTTTCTTGTCCGCCATACGCAGACCTAGAAGTTTACAGCGACGATCCAAATGATTTATCCGTGATGGATTATGCGGAGTTTAGAACGGTGTACCACGAAATAATTTCTAAATCGGTATCAATGATAAAAGACAACCGATTTGCTTGTTTTTGTGTAGGAGATATAAGGGATAAAAAAGGATTTTATAGAAACTTCCCGGCTGATACAATACAGGCGTTTGAAGACGCAGGCATGACACTTTACAACGAGGCTATTCTAGTTACGGCGGTTGGCAGCTTGCCGATTAGAGCAGGCAGGGCGTTTCAGGCAGGTAGAAAATTGGGGAAGACACACCAAAACGTATTGGTGTTTTATAAAGGCGATCCAAAGAAAATAAGGGAATTTGGAAATGTTGAGTGCGGAGAATTAGAGGGCGCGGATGAGATACCCGACTGATGGCTTAGTAAACTTCTTTGACGGAAATCGCGACTTGTGCCATAAGGCTATCGCACTTGAATACTCATCGGCTAGTTTAGTCAATTCGTCGTATGATGCGCCAGCGCCACGTGCGGCAATAAATACTTCTTTTTTATTTCGAGCGTCCTCAGCTAATTCGTTTATATCCATAATTGAAGTATAAGCTAAAATGATATACTTGTATGTAAAATCGACGTAAAAAATAAGGAAATACATGTCGCGACCAACTAAACTAACTCCAGAAGTACAAGACCGGATCGTCAAGGATATATCTCTTGGCGTGTCTAGAATAACAAGTAGGAATAAATGAGGTCAAGACTAAAGGCGCAAAAAGAACGAGATCGAAGGAACGTAGCTAGCCTATATTTGAAGGGCGTTATTCAGGCGGATATAGCTGACCAACTTGGTATATCTCAAAGCACAGTTAGTAAAGACTTGAAACTTATTCAAAGCGAATGGGCAGTTGCCAGGATAAACGACATTGACGAACGCAAGCGGATAGAACTCGCAAAGATAGATAACCTTGAATTAACTTATTGGGATGGGTGGAAACGAAGTCAAGAAAATGCCGAGGTAGAAACTACTAAATTGAAAGGGCGGGATGCCGATAAACCTACTGACCTGGAAAAGACAAAACGTGTAGAGGGACAAGTTGGAGACCCAAGATTTTTACAGGGAGTTGCTAATTGTATTGACAAACGATGTGAGTTATTAGGATTGAATGCTCCTAAGAATGTAGACGTAACCAGCGGGGGGGAGAAAATAGAAGCGGTCAAGATCATTGAAGTTATAAAATCAAATGACGAAACTGTTTGAAATAAACAATGGAAAGTTGACCGCCAATTTACACCCCGGGCAAACAAAGGCGTGGGACAGTAAGGCTAGGTTTACGTGGATTATAGCCGGAACGCAGTCGGGAAAAACATCATTCGAGCCATTATGGTTAGACCGTGAAATTAAGAACTGTGGTGATGGTGATTATCTCGCGGTAACAGCAACCTATGATTTATTTAAACTGAAGTTCTTACCTGAAATGAAAAGTTATTTTTGTGATTTATTTAATTGGCAGTATGCAGCGAGTGAAAAAGTAATATGGAAAAACGAAGGTGCACAAAAGTATAGGATTATTCTACGATCTGCTAATGCTGAGGGGGGGCTTGAGTCCGCTACTGGAAAAGCTGCTTTGCTGGACGAATGCGGGCAGGATGAGTTTGGACTTGGGGCGTGGGAAGCTGTTCAAAGACGGTTGTCATTATCGCAGGGAAGGGTACTTGGTGGAACGACGCCATATAATTTAGGGTGGTTAAAAACAGAGGTATTTGATAGGTGGAGAGGCGGAGACAAGAATCACCAGGTTATTCAATTTTCATCTATTATGAACCCTGCTTTTCCTGTTGAAGAATACAATCGAGCTAAAGCTACGCTCCCGGCGTGGAAGTTTGAAATGTTTTACAACGGTAACTTCTCAAGACCCGCTGGGTTGATTTATGGGGACTTGACAGACAATCATTACATCAAACCGTTTGCAATTCCCGCATCATGGCCACGTTATATAGGGATAGACCCCGGTCCTAACAATACTGCGGTTATATGGATTGCAAAGAATCCAGAGACAAAGTGTTATTATTTATACAGAGAATATCTTGATGGCGATAAAACCACGCATGAACACGCGAACGCTATCAAGTTATTAAGTTATAATGAAAACATACATCATTGGGCTTTAGGGCAAAAGTCTGAAAAGCAATACAGATTAGATTGGCAAAATGAAGGGCTCCCGGTAAACGAACCTAATATAACAGATGTTGATGCAGGAATAGATCGAGTAATAGCATTAATCAAAAGTAAGACGTTTTACATATTTGACAATCTTAAGGGATGTAAAGATCAATTTGGAACTTATTCAAGGAAACTGGATGATACTGGACAACCAACGACTGACATCAAAGACAAAGAGAAGTTCCATTATCTTGACGCTGTAAGATATTGTGTGATTGGGTTCGATGATACATGGTCAGTAATATAAGAGGTGATTTATGGCTAATAAATTTAACATCCGGGTAATAAATGGCAACAAGGCAGTCACCTTATGGGGTGAGCAGGGGTGGGACGCTCTCGGTGGTGGTACAAAAGAAAAAGACGGATCGGTTACGGCGCTCGCTTCAAGAGTCTCAATAGTTTTCAGGGGGATGACAATTAGAGCAAACGCCGTAGCTTCTATTCCCTTTGATATGGTTGATCTTGAAGGGAATATCATAGACACGATGGATGATTGGCAAAACGAGTGCGGGTTCCTGCCTAATCCAGAATCATTGTTTTGGTTACTTGAGGCTGCGTGGACTCTTTACGGAAGAGCTTATTTACATAACACCTCTAATGTTTATGGGTTGAACCGTAAAGTTAAATACTTAGCCCCAGAGTCTGTTTTATATGATGCCGAAAAGCAACTTTTTATCAGGAATAACATATCATTTCCGAGAGCTATTGATAAAAAAGGAAAGCCGACTCCAGGTGAAAGTATTGTGAGTTTGTGGATGCCTGATCCGGACGTTGAAGTTGGCCCGCCGTTGAAAAGTCCCGGAAAGGCTGCTCTTCATGCTATGGGTGTTCTTTTCAATCTTGACCAATCAAGCCTTTCGTTTTTCAAGAACGGAATGTTACATACTTTCATGTTCAAAGTGGGCGCGGGGGTACAAGAGACGGATGTTCAACTCCTAGAAGAAAAAGTTAATCATAAATTAAGGGGCGTTTGGAACGCATTCAAAGCACTATGGTTAAAGACTGACAAATTCGAACCGGTTGATATTGGTGGCGGTCTGGATTGGCTATCTAATGTACCTCTCACAAAAGAAAAACGAGAGGACATTGCTATCTCTTTGGGTATTCCAATGTCGATGTTATTTACAGAATCAGCGGCTGGGTTAGGCGGTGGTGGAGTAGCGGACTCGGACGATAAAAAACTTTATTTAATGACCGCGCTTCCAGATTGGAAAAACATAGCCAGGCAGTTGAACGAACAGATATTTATTCCATTAGGGTATAGGTTGGTTGATCGACACCAAAAATTAGACGTGTTCAAGAAGAATGAGTCTGCGCTTGGAGATACACTTACAAAATATGTTACCGCGTTTAATACTAATCCTGAAATAGCGGTTGAAATGTGTGACATTTTGGGGATCGCATTAACGGATGAACAAAAAGCAAAGTTAAAGACAATTGAAAAAAAGAAACCAGAACCTACTCAATTTGAACAAGTAAATCAACCAAAACAATTACCGGCTCCCATTGAAGAGGTTAAGATCGTTGACATTGAATACAATAAAGAACTTCAGAGGTATCAACGAAAAGCACTAAAAAAGATTGGTCAAGCCGTAGAGTTTGAAAGTGAGATAATCCCTCTTGACGTATTACATGGCATAAAAGAAGGGTTGGTATCTTGTCAGTCAGAGGATGCGATAAAATCTCTCTTTGCAACAAAGGGGGTAATGAAATCAAGGGATATTGACAGAATTAATAACGACGCTATCTTGAAACTAGCAGAATCAATTGACAAGGCTGTTGTAAAGAGTGAATAGGAGAGAATATGGGTGAAGTAAAAGTCAAAGAACAAAAAGAACTTAATGAAATGACCGCCACTCAATTAAAATATCTTGCAAGTAAATTTGAAAACAATGAATTTAATTATATAAGCGGCGGTTATCCACAATATGAACTAATTGATGACACTAAACCAGGAGATAAGGTTAAGAGTTTTGTTATATCTACTAAAGGGCATATTGAGTTAGATTTCAATAGGGGATCGTGAATAAATCAATCCTGTTGTCTATCTGTGATGCAATACCAGTCTTATGGCATAAGGTCACTATAAAGACGCTTGAAATGTTTGACCGTCAGTTATGGTCATACTCTTTAGAGTTTTTCAAGGGTGAAATATCAGACGATCAATTTGAGTCAGACTTTATCACAGCTATTGAGAATCAACTTACAAGGGCGTGGAATGAGGGCGCGGATGAAGTTGGTGTATTACCCGAAGAGATGACAGAAGAGGACTTGGGAGTGTTACAGGGGTTGATCGATGAAGAGGTCGGATACTTAACCGGGCTCGGAGTTGATATAATTGATATAAAAAAATCAACCGAAGGAATGAGTGAAAAAGAGGCGCTGGATGAATTCAGGTCACGGTTTAGGAATAGGATTGATATTTGGGCTTCGAAGTACAATGAAATGGTGAATAGGGCGAAGATCCATTTTGGCAATAAAACTAAACTACGGTGGGATTTAGGTGCGACCGAAAAACACTGTGAAACCTGTTTAGCGTTAAATGGCATTGTGGCTTATGCTTACGAGTGGGAGCAGTCAGGTATACGCCCCGGAGAATCAGGATCGGCTATTTTAGCGTGCGGTGGATGGTCTTGCGATTGTAAATTATCAGAGACAGACGAACGCAGATCGCCTAATGCTTTTCAAAGATTGTTGGATATTGCAACTATGGGTAATGTATAGGAGAGATTATGGTACAAGTAAATAATTCACTAGTAAAAAAAGCAATGGACATTAAAAGAAGCGAATGGATCACGTATCGTTGGGAAAACATAACTACATATGGCGGTGAATTAACATACTTGAATTGTGGAATGAGACCAATAGAAGAGTCAATTCGCGCCGGACAAGAATTTGATGCTTGGGTTGATAATGCAAGACATACGTTCAAGACTGTAACACACGAACAACCAGACACAGGACAAAGTGGATATAAAATATAATGTCAAACTCACTAATAGGTATCGACATTCAAGGGATAGAAACTATCCAGAACAGATTAAACAAACTACCTGGACTTGCTAAAGACATGGGTGTCGAAGCTGCTAATGAGTACATTGTAAATTTAATGCAAGTACAACCACCCGTGCCAAATAAACCTTTTGTATGGTCAAGCGATAAACAACGCAGGTACGTAATGGCTAAAATATCGAAGGGCGGGTATACCGGAAGGACGCAGGAATTAAGGAACGCATGGAAAACAGTAGGGAACGGATATCAACAGATGGTTGTCAACGAAACCCCTTATGCCGATTATGTACAAGGGGATAACCAGATTATCGGACACAAAACAAACAACTGGCAAACGATTTCGAGTAACCTGAAAAACAAGGGCAAGGACATTTTAAAGAGGTTTGATGCTGGGGTGAAAAAAGCACTTAAGAAACTAAAGTTAAATTGACGTATAATAAAAAGAAAAGGATAAACTATGACCGCTCAAGTAGTAACAATTACAGAATCAAATAATGCACAAAGCGCACTCAAAAAGATCGTATGGGATTGGGCTTGTACCGATGGTGGTATCGTAACAGGATCGGTAACTACTTCAAAGTATACCGGACAGGTTGTTAGATTGATTACAAACCCGGATGCTTCAACCGATAACCCCACAGATAATTATACTGTCCAGGTTCTGGATTCTGACAGTGCCGATGTTCTTATGGGTTCCGGCGCTAGCAGGGATACTGCAGACACAGAACAGGTACTAGCTTCGTCTTTGGGCTATGTCTATGATAGCACGTTGACCCTTGAAATTACCGCGGCTGGCGATGCGAAAAAGGGATTGGTAATATTGTATATTCTGCAACAATAGAGTCATTTTAGGAGAGAAAATGAGCAGACAAAAAGGAACGCCAAATAGGAAACGTGAACAACTTGACGTATTGTCACACAGTGAAGCAGATATATTTATTCCTGGTGAACTTGTTGAGTTGCCAGAAAATAAAACCAAAGAAGTATTGTTGATGATCGTTGACGCTCTATACGAAAAAGATGGCAATGCAAAACTATGGGGTGAGATTCGTAAAGAGGTTGAAAAACTATGAGTTTCCAGATAGATGATGAAATAGATGGGAGCCCAAATGAATCACAGTCGCATTATCTAAGTCTAGTGGGCAGCATAACTAATCTATCGCTATGTTCTGCAACCTGTGCCTATGATTTACCAATGACAAATTACAAAAAATCCCAAGCAGCAGAATTGTTGCATGTCTGTAATTGGTGTGGCACAAAATCTAGTGACACTGATTCTCGCGGCAATTGTATTGCTTGCGGGCATCCATTTTAACAATACTTGTAATTAGTAAAAACGTGGTACAATATTCTTAATTGAATAACTTATGTGTAGGTAGGTTGACTGGTGAAGTAACCGAAGCCACATAAGAGACACCAGAGGCTAGTGATAGCGGTGTAGTTCGTAGGATTTATCCTACTTGCTACGCCGTTTTTGTTTAAGGAGCTACTATGGCTGATGAAAATGATGGTTTGAAAATTGGAGCAACTATCAGTAAAGATACAAAAGGTAAGTTGTCAAAACTAAAGGAAATGTCTCAAGCAATCGCAGCGATGATCGACGAAATGACCCCGATCGATCCAGAAGACACAATTAAGTTACTTGAAATAAGTGATACTGTTGTAACCTATGGTGGCGCGGTAAAAGCCACTACGCTTGAAAATGGTGACGTAAAGCTCGGTGGATATTTAGTTACCTTTGCAGACGAAAACAACCCTGATTTGGAGGGTGACTTCTTTACTAAAAACACTGACTTCGGGGATGCAGAAAAATCAGACGGGTGGTTCCATCATTGTATGCCTTTGAAATATGGAGGGAAATCTCTAAAATATACTGGACAATTACCAGATGTTACGTTAACTAAAGATGATACCGGGGTATTTGCTGAAATCGTTTTAGGGTCAAGGAATAAATACGAAAAACTTTTAGCAGACCTCGGAATGGCTGGTATTTTGGGTTGGTCTAGTGGAACCGCTCCTAATCTTATTACTGAAAAAGCACATAAGAATGGATCGAACGAGATCACGCGCTGGAAACTTGGATTAGACGCTTCACTCACTCCAACGCCAGCCGAGCCGATGAACAGGGTAATCCCGCTTAAATCAATAAGCGATAATTTTGCAGAATTAGTTGACGAGTCAGAGACCGCGCAAACGGTGACAATCAGCGAACCTGCTCCAACAAAATCTATCAAGGAGTTAGATATGACACCCGAAGAAATTCAAGCAATGATCGACGGAGCCGTTGAAAAGGCTACCAAAGCAACCGAAAGTAAAGTTTTGGAAGCCATGAAATCCGCTCCCGCGCCTGACTCAACTGGAACTCCGGTTATTACCGTGACCCATGATGAAGGCGATACACCGTTTGCAAACCTTGCCGAACAGGTAAAAGCCGCTCGTGCTTGTCAGTTTGCAAAGGGACGAGACGTTCAAATTCACCCACGTATCAAAGCCCTTGCTGTAAAAGCTAGTGGAGCTTACGAGGGTGAACCTGCCAGTGGTGGTTATCTTTTGGAACCGACCATTACTTCAGAAATTCTAAAGCCCATGCACGAAAAGGGCGTGTTCTCAAGTAAGGTTCGTAGACTTCCCGTTGGAAGTAACTCTAATTCTGGTTACATCAACGGCGTAAACGAAACTTCACGTGCAGACGGATCTCGTTGGGGTGGAGTTCAATCTTATTGGTTAGCTGAGGCTGCGACCATTATTGCTTCACGTCCAAAATTCCGCCGGATCAATTGGGAACTGAAAAAGATCGCAGTTCTCATGTATGCAACCGACGAACTTTTAGCTGATTCCGCTCAATTCTCAGCCGTTGCTAAACAGGCAGCCAGTGAAGAGATCGACTTCAAAGTTAACGACGCTATTTTGAATGGTCTTGGAGTTGGCGGGCCTTTAGGCATCTTGACTTCAGCGGCTGTTGCAATTGAAGCGCGCGATACCGCATCAATGGTTTTACACGTTGACATGCTCAATGCCTGGGCACGTCTCTTGCCTCGAAACCGCGCTAATGCTGAGTGGTATGTTACAACCGGGGTAGAAACTCAATTGCAACAGTTGTATTTCACCGGGACAACCTCTGTAATGTCTCCATATGTAACGTATGGTCAAGATGGCATTATGCGGGTAATGGGTAAAAAGGTTAATGTAACTGAATTTAACCAGGCGCTAAACACTAAAGGTGATCTGCTTTTAGCAGACATGAGCGAATACCTGTTCTGGGAAAAAGCCGGAGTTGATTCTGCTGTGTCAATGCACATTGCATTTGATACCGACGAAACCGCATTCCGCTTTATCTATCGCTGTGACGGTCAACCTTCAATTGCTGCACCCCTCACACCTTACAAGGGTTCTGCCACTCAAGGCCCGTTTGTGTCCTTTGGTTCCGCCACTGCAACTTCATAATCTTATAAGGCTAGTCCGGGGGGCGGCAAGTCCCCCCGGACAATAGAAAAGGAGTAACACAATGATTAACCGTTTTGGACAATTGGATCATCTTTTACCTGTTTTGTCGCCCGCCGATATTTCAACCTCAGATACTAACACCGTGTTGGTTAATTTGTCGGGTGCTCATCGATGTACTTTTGAGGTGAGTTTAGGAACAGTGACTTGTGCATCAACCACTACGCCTATATTTACTGTTTTGGCTGCGACAAGTGCTGCTACTACGACCGCGACCGCTATCGCTTTTAAGTATCGTAAATCAGGGATCGTTGGGGTGGATACTTATGAGGAAGTTGCTGATGCTACCTCTAGCGGACTAACTATCACCAAAGACACTGATGTTGACAAGGTTATTTTGATTGACGTGGATCCGGCCGTCGTGGCCGCTGCGAAAGCTGATTGTCGGTGGGTGTACGTGCACATTGATACCGCAGCTACGATCTCTGCTCTTGAAGTTGGTGTTAATGCCCGCGTAGAACCTCGTTACATCGCAGCCACACCTGAATCTGCAACCTAAGATTAATTAACCAAAGGGGCGGGATAAACCCCGCCCCTTTAAAGGATGGTTGCTATGAAATTCTTTGACTTCTTAAATCTGTCTAATATTTTGCGTATCCACAATGGAAGCGTTGAAATTGCAGACATTGATTTCAATAATGGTACTATTGATTTCCGCGCTGCCACAAAAATTAAAGGAATTAGCATTGATACCAGTGGAAATCTAACCATGCCGGACGGTACATTCTTAAAAGAATCTTATGTTGTTTTGGCTGCTACTGGAAATAGTGCCGCCACTGCCGCAGTTATTGCAGATCAACAAGTTGCCGTAACCGGCGCGAACAACACAACCGCTGTTGCATTACCTGCTGCATCAATCGGACTGCCTATCAGGGTTATCAATACATCGGATACCTACTCATTGCCTGTTTACCCTGTAAGTGGTGGTAATGATAATATCAACGGTGGAGCCGAGGACGCTGCATTTACTATTGGCCCAGGACGTGAAGCGTGGTTTATCGCTACGTCTGCAACTCAATGGTATTGTCAAGACGTTGCTGCGGCAACCCCGTCAAAAACAGAGATCAACACCCTCAAGGGTGTAACAGCGACTGCTGCTGAAATTAACAAGGTCGATGCCGATACCGCCGGAGGTTTGAATCAGACGAGCACGGCTTGTACCCTGCACAATCATACTTTGGCAGTTGGTGCTACGGATGTTACAGCTACCTACACTGAATTAAATTATCTTGATATTACCACTTTAGGAACTGGCGCTGCGAGTAAGGCGGTTGTTCTTGATGCTAACGGAGATTACGTATTTCCAAACACAAGTACAATCTCGTTTGCTGGAGCCGGATCGGTTTCTGCTTTTAGGATTGGTAACTGGAAAGCCGCACAAGCTTCCGGTAATGCCGTCTTATTTGCTGCGGGAATGGATTTTAACTCGGACGGCCAATTAGACGTTATGGGGTCATTTGGTGAAAGCACAAGTGATCTTACGAGTGCCTATTCTGCAAAAGCAGGACGGTTTAGACATTTAATAACCGCTGGTTCTGATACTGTTTTCAACCAGGAAACGTATGGTTTGGTTGGTCAACTTTCAGTCAAAAACGGTTCATTGAATCACTATCACGGCGGTTTAATGGGTACGTTTGAAACTGGTACGCTTTGCCATATTCAAACAAGTTATGGTGCTGGTGCTGTTATCGCTCGCATGGGCGGTTCTGGAACAACCGTTGAATCAGGCGGTTTATTGGCAGGATTCTTGTCAATCCAACACATGAGTGCGTTTACCGCAACCGGGACTATGGCGGCTTTTGCTACACATAAGACCGCCGCTGGAATTGCATGGCCAATCGGTATTTATATGCAAACCGGGTCTGTTGACAAAGCGGGTGTTCTTAACGCAGGGTCAGACGGTTTGTATGTAACCGTTGCTGCATTAACTTCAGGCGATGCTTATTCAGGGATTCGATCAATTGTTACCGCCAACGATAATACCAATACTTACGGCGCGGCTGGTTACTTCCAGACAGATTTAACAGGAACTATTGCCGGAACTGTTTACGGAATGGGTTCATGGATAAACATGGGCGCGTCATCTGTTGGCGGGTCGAACATGATTTGCGCTCAGGACAACGGTATTTGGGTTCCGACTGCCGGAGCGCCAATGGCATCTGCAAAAGCGGTCATTGGTATGAGAATGGAATATGTAGCAGAGGGCGGGGAAGACCCAGGCTCTTTGTTCTTGTTCTCGACGAATATCTATGACAATGCCTTAACTGCCATGTTTGACGTAAATGCAATGGTAGACACCGGCGGTTCAAGTACCGCGGCTACTGGTAATGATTTCAAAATCCCGTTCATCAAAGAAGCTAGTACCGGGATTGTCTGGTATGTAAACGCATATCATGCTTAATCAAAAAGGGGCGGGCAACCGCCCCAAAAATGGAGAGAAAAATGTTATTCAATGCTAAAGAGAGACTTGTACTTTTGGGAACCATCCCCTCAGAGGGAGACTTTACTACCCTGAAAATAGTCAGAAAATTAAGAGAGGATTTGTCATTTAGTGAGGATGAACATAAAAAGCTAAATTTAGTTACTGAAAACGGACTTGTAACCTGGGATAACTCAAAAGACGAACCAAAGGAAGTTGAACTTGGAGAAAAGGCAAAAGACATTATTGTCAATTCTCTTAAAAAGCTAAATGACTCAAAGAAACTTACTGAAAGTCATTTCGACCTATACGTAAGATTTATTGAGAATAAAGATGAATAAACTGGCAATCGTTGGAAGTGGGCCGTTAACAAGAAATCTGGCACCTTACAAAGATAATAACTTTGACATTTGGGTATTCAATGAAGCGCCTTTAAATGATTGGTGTGAGCGTTGGGACGCTTCTTTTCAATTACACAAAAAAGAAGTTTACTCAGGGATCAATTTCAAGAATGAGAATTATTGGCAATGGTTACAAGAAAAACACGAAAAACCAGTCTACATGCAAGATATTGACCCGCTTGTACCAGACAGTGAAAAATACCCACTTGACGATGTATTGAGCCTTACCGGGTTTAGGTATGTTGGAATGAGTATGAGTTATGCGCTTGCCCTTGCTATCCTGAAAGGTTATGAACATATTGAGATTTGGGGCATCGAATTATCTTATACAGAGTATCAATTTGGTGCTGATTCATGGCGGTTTTGGGTAGGGTTTGCTCAAGGTAGACTAGGAAAAGATCACGTTATTCTACACTGTGGGCTAAATCTATTTGACAACCTGCTTTATGGGTATGAAGGTGGGTTTAACTTTGAACCAGAATACTTCAAAGAACGGCAAGTTTATTTGACCAATGGATGGAATGCTGCTGAAAAACACCTTAAGGGATTGAGGGGTCTTTTTGAAAAGCACATTAAAAACAATGAAAAAGAAAAAGTAGCAGACCTAATAAAAGAACTTGAGAAGTCTGCTCAAGACGCCGGAGAATATTCTGGAAGGTTGTGCGAGGCTGAAAAGTATCTAACATCTAATCATATTGATCGTGGTTTATTTGAGATTGCAGGAAGACAAGCGCAACTGGATGGCGAAGAAAAAAAAGCATTAATGTATCAAACAAAAGGTCAATGTGAATATGTATGGAATGTCTGGAAACAATCTGACAGTTTACAGGCTGCAGAAAACCTCATATCTCTTTTGATGAAGTTTGCAGGGGCAGCGTATGACACAGGCGCTTTATACGGGATTTACAAAGAGAACGTTGATTGTGTCAATAAATATGATGCAATGGTAACCGCTAATGGCGGGATGATTGGAAGTAAACCTTGATAAACAGCTATGCCACCTTACTTGAATTGAAAAACTATTTGACCCCGCGTGGTTTGAGTAGTTCAAATATAACCACTGACACAAATGATGATTCTATTATGTCGGTAATGTTAGAGGGTATTTCAAGGTGGATAGACGATCAAACTCACAGAACTTTTTATCCTAGAATTGAAACTCGTTTATTCGATTACCCGGATGATGAAATTCTGTTTTTGGATGACGATTTACTCTCACTTACTACGTTAACTAATGGCGATTCTACTGTAATTACTTCAGTTCAATATGTCTTGTACCCAAAAAATGCCTATCCAAAGCAATGGGTAAAAATATTACCTTCAACCTCTTTGACTTGGCAACCAACAGACGATGGAGACGCTGAGTCCGCTATTTCAGTTTTAGGATGGTGGGGATTCCACAATAACTATACACAAAGGGCGTGGTCTATTGCAGGGACTTTAGGTGCTGCAATGACAGATACTACCACGACCTCGTTGACTATGACCGCCGGACACACTGTTGTAAAAGACGAAGTTTATAAAATTGACAATGAAGTAATTAACGTTTCCAATGTTTCTACAAATACGGTTACTTTAGTTGCAAGAGGTGATAACGGATCAACCGCGGCAACTCATTTAAATGGAGCTGCGGTTTATAAATGGAACGCGCAACCAGAGATGAAGTCTGCTTTACTTTCAATTTGTCAAAATGTTTATGAATCAAGAAGCGGACAAACATCTCAAGGAAATGTTACGGTTACTGCCGCCGGTATAGTAATTCGTCCTGGTGACGTATCTCCAATGACACAAAGAACATTATCCGCGTTTACGAGGCCATTATGAGTTATAACGTAAACTTCGATTCTGTTGCTCAATCAATTTCAGGGCTATCTATCTCTGGGGTACAAATTCTTGATATTAACGAAATTCCAGTTAATGCCTCTTTGGTTTGTCCGGTATTATTTCCAAAGCCAGACGGATATATTACAAATTTTTCAGTGACAAGCGATTCTATGGGTACCGGAACCGGTAAAAAAGTGACGCTTGACTATACATTGAATTATGTTTTTGCTCAAGCAGCGATTGGAACAAATTTATCATTTGGGTTCTATAACACAATGGTTAGTAACGTGGCTGCGATAATTTCAAAACTTATTGAGAGTGACACAATAACAGGGTGTATCGATTTACAAGTAGAAACAATCCCTGAATTCGGGCCTGTAAATGATCCGGCTGGGAATATGTATCATGGATGTGCGCTTGCGCTAAAAATCAAGCAGTTTGGTGAGGTGTAAATGGGTAGAACAACGGGTAAGTTTTTGAGAGTTTACGCCAATGGGTATGACCTTTCTGGGTACACCGTTGGCATCGGGCCTTTACTGTGTGAGTATGACACAAATCCTATGGCATGTCTTACTGATC